TGGCTCGGGCCTTGGTGGTTGCTGCTTTACGATGAAAGACATATGTTTCATATTAGCCACCAGCATTTACGTAAGGAACTTCCATGGTATCATCTCGTGATCAACTGATCGATTATTGCAAACGCAAGCTCGGCTGGCCGGTGCTGCCGAACCTCTATCTCGATGAGGACCAGATCCAGGACCGGATCGATGAAGCTCTCCAGTATTATCAAGAGTTCAATATGGATGGTGTCCAGAGAACCTACACCAAGCATGAACTCACCGATGATGATATCACAAACCAGTATATCGCCATTAGCGACAACATCAGCGCCGTGGGAAAAATTTTTCCGTTGAACGACCTGACACGGTCGACACTGTTCGATGTCCGATACCAGATGCGTTTGAACGACCTCTTTACGTTCACCTCGGCATCATATGTCAACTATGTCCTGACACAACAACATATCCGTATGCTCGATATGATGTTCGTCGGCGAGACACCAATTCGTTTCAACCGCAACACCAATAAACTATTTCTCGATTGGGATTGGGAGACCAAACACGCGGGCATGTTTATAATCATCGATGGTACGGTGGTGATCGATCCAAACGAATACCCGAAGATGTGGAACGACCGTATGCTCAAGAAGCTGGCCACCTATTATCTGAAGCGACAACAGGCCACCAACATCATGCGATATTCCGGGATGCAACTTCCCGGGGGCGTCACGATCAATGGACCGGCCTTGTATGCCCAGGCCGAAGAAGAAATCGAAAAGGTTGAACAACAGATCATCGATGCATTTCAGGAACCGCCTCTCCCAGCTATCGGCTGAAGGTTGTACAAACCATGAATCACAACCCATCCCCGGAAGTTCGTGAAGAGATTCGCAACCGAATCAAGGTCGCGGTCTGGGCCTATGCCTATGAGATGTTGGACACCCCGTTGGTTTCTGATGCAATGTTTGATGGACTGGCTCTGACCATACGTCCGAGAATGGACACCTCATATGGCTGTCGGGACAACAGCGTCATTGATGAATGGTTTCGAAAAGAATTTCATCCTTCGACCGGAAATTGGATTCATAAACATCCAAACCTCGAAGGCATTGTTCGATACTATAAAGCCTGGACAGATAAGAGTTAAATAGTAAGTATGCCAACTAATTTTTATTTCACGGGCCTGAACGATGGGACCGAAAGTCCTGTTTATGAAGATATCATAAATGAGGCCATCGACATTTCCGGGACGAACGTCTGGTACATGCCTCGTGAAGCAATCAATGACGACGACTTGGTGTTCGGCGAGAACCCGTCGTCGAAGTTTGCCAAGGCCTATGTCATAAGTTGTTACATTGCCAATGTGGGGGGCTATGAAGGTCAAGGAGATTTCTTTTCGAAATTTGGTCTCTCCATTCGGGACGGCACCAACCTCGTCATCTCACGTCGTGGATTCGAAAGAGCGGTCCCTGCTTCCATTGCCACCCGGCCGCGTGAAGGTGATTTGCTCTTCGTCAAGGTCCTTTCCAAGATTTTTGAAATTAAGTTTGTCGAAGAAGAACTGATGTTCTTTTCGCTCGGCAAAAGCAATCCTTACATCTATGAACTGCGGTGTGATCCTTGGCGGTTCTCCAATGAAAACCTGGAGACTGGGGTGGATGATGTGGATTCGATCCAGAACGATGCTGCCTACACCATGACACTAAATCTAAATCAGGGTTCCGGTAACTACCGTATCGGCGAGGCGGTGTACCAGGGAACCTCGCTCGCGGATGCTTCGGCATCGGCCGTGGTCAAGGCGTGGCAACCACAAACCAAAGTCTTGACGGTGATCAATATCAGAGGGGAGTTTGCTGCCTCAGAGAACGTCGTGGGTGCGATTTCCACAACGAGCTATAACACCACACAGGCCGACGATAAAACCGATGTGGGGGCTTCCTACGACCTTTATGACAACAGGCGAGCCCAGGACCGGGCAGAGCCGATCATGGATACTAACGAGCAGTCCCAAAATCCATTTGGTTCGCCTTAATGCTCGGCAACCGCCCTTATTATCATCAAACCCATAAGAAACTTTTTTTGTTGTTCGAGAACCTGTTTTCGGACATCTCCATCGTTCGATACAATGATGCAACCGGGGAAGAGGTCGAGCGGATGAAAGTCCCGATCATCTTTGGACCCAAGGAAAAATATATTACCCGACTGGCTTCGGACTCCGACCTGAACCGGGAAGTGCAGGACATTCTTCCGAGGATGTCTTTCGAGCCGACCGGTATCGAGCGAGATATCAATAGGAACCTGGGTCCGTTGCTGAAGATGGCTGGCCCCGGTAATCCAAACACCGCCAAGACCAGTTACATGTCGGTGCCCTATAACATCGATGTCCAGCTTTCAATCTATGCTCGTTACCTGGAGGATGCATGGCAGATCATTGAACAGATCCTGCCATCGTTCAATCCAAACTACGTGATCACCGCCAAGATGGTCGAGGACCTTGGATTTTACAAGGACATCTCCATTGGTCTGATAAGTGTGAACCATAATATCCAATATGAAGGGGCCTATGATTCCATTCGGTATATTGAATACACCTTGGGCTTCACGATCTGTGCCGACTTCTATGGCCCGATCGCGACCCCGAAGCTGATCCGCAAGGTTATTACCAACTTCTATAATGATCCGACATTGGAGAACGGTTATCTGACGCGGGCGTTCCTCTCCGACCCTTCGGGTAATCAGGGAACGTTCATTGTCGATGATCANGTCTATACCGGCAANAATTTTGCAACAGCAACTGCGGCCGGTTCTGTTTTGGAATGGAATGAAAATATNTTGAAGTTGACGATCAATGGNGTGGCCGGGGATTTCAAGATTGGTCAAACTGTTCGGGCGGTGTCTTCCAATGCAGCCTATGTGATCACCGGATTTGAGAAGACCCCGGTGATGTTGGCGACCATCGAGATTGTTCCCGATCCGCTTACAGCCAATGTTGGTGATGACTACGGTTATACAACCACGATCACCGAATATTATCACCTAAATAGACCGGAAATTATGTCCGTCACGGCGGATAGCACGACTGTCCAGGCCGATTCAACCGCNTACACAGCGGACCACAATGAATAGGGGGAAGCGTGTCACAAGAGACGATTAGTGTTGGTTCCGCTCCAGATGACGGAACCGGTGATACCCTTCGGGCATCTTTCACAAAAATAAATTCGAATTTCACCGAAGTCTATAGCTCGGTATCTGGGTTAACAACAGACCTAACGACCCTTTCGACNACGGTCAGTNGTCTTTCATCCTCTTTAAGCACCCTTTCATCTTCGTTGGCTATCACCAGTGGTAAGACGCTCACGGTTTTAATGACCTTGTCGCTCACTGGTACCGATGGAACTACGATGACGTTCCCCGCGACATCGGCGACNATNGCNNGGACNGATGCNGGGCANACNTTCACCGGAACCAATGTATTTGGTNTCACNCAGTTAAGTTCTGNTGCCATCGGCGGCGCCANCATNGGCAGCNATGCGCTGGCGGTGACGGGGACGGCGAATATAAGTGGTGCCATCAGTGCTTCGGGCGGCATCATAATGGGGACTGCTAGCATACAGTCTTCAGGCGCAATTTCATTTGGCGCTAGTTCTGATCTTGCAATTGTGCGAGATGCCGCCGACACCCTCGCTCAACGCCGCGGCCCGAATGCGCAGACGCTTAATATCTATAACACGTATACCGATGCGTCGAACTATGAACGTGTGAGTGTTAATTGGACAGGCAACGCATTCACAATTGATGCCCAAGCTGCCGGAACAGGGGTTGCGCGTGGACTGCGGCTGAAATCATTGAATTCCGTCGTCGTTCTTGGGACGCCGTTCACAGTCAATACTTCGGCGGGTGTGGAGCAATGGCGTTTTGGATCGTCAGGTGCCCTCTCCAACACCTCCTACACCCTAGGCGACCAAGCCCAAGTTTTCGCGATCACCGCGACCCAGCCGGCCAGCCCGACTGGGCTACAACGCGCTGTAAGAATAGACGTTACAGGGGCAGGTTCTGCGTCTCAATCCAATATGGCTTTGTGGCTGAGTTACACAGGTGCTTATACTGGAACGTCAAACACTTGGGGTCAATATGTAGACGCTGCTGTTACTGGAACAGCTAGCGTTCTAATTCCCAGTGCTGGGTCGAATGATAATAGTGGAAATTTCGGTAGTGTAGCCAGGGTATATGGTCCAACCACTGGCGCAAATATCGCTATCGAGGGCCGCGCTGAGGCTGGCAACTTAAACGCCGGTGTTGTGGGCCTCGCGCAAACTGCCAAAAACTCCGCCACCAACATCGGCGTTGTCGGTTCTGCCATCAACACCGGCACCAGTCCGGTTATGGTCGGCGGGTTCTTCTCGCTCAACCAGACGACGGTGCCAACGGTTAGCGCGGCGCTGATTGCGGACAATGCGTCGTCGGCGCAGGTGATATTTAGAGCGCGGGCGGCGGGTTCGGATGTGTTTGTGATTGGCTCGTCTGGCAATTTGTCCAGTAGTGCAGGAGTGGTTACGTTCAGCAATACTGCAATGACGATGCAAGCGGGCGCTCAGATTAGCTTTGGTGGTACAAATTCATCATCGCCGATGGTGAAACGCTCAACCACCACGCTCCAGGCTCGGCTTGCTGATGACAGCGCCTTTACCAACATTCAAGGGAAAATCACGACCGACACCGCCTACACCGCCGGCGCCATCACCGACACCGGCTATCTCACCATCTATGATTCAACCGGCACGGCGTACAAAGTCGCCTGTGTGGCAGCGTAAGGACCCCTATTCATGGCACGAGAAATTGGCGACGAAGAAATCGGCGTGGTGAAGGCCTCGGAACGCACCACCATGGTGACGATCCAGACCGAGTTCGGCACCGACCCCACGGTCAACGTCAACCGCGAGAAGGCCTACACCAAGACGGATGGTTCGCTCGCCTATCGCGAGCATGCGCCGTCGACGTCACGCCGACTGTCCCAGGTCGCAGCAGATACCTATACCTTGGGTGACAAGACCCTGACCGGGGCGGAGATTGCCGGCTTCATTGCGCTGGCGGCCGACACATGGCGAGACGAGGACATCGCCGCCAATGCCGCCGAACAACAACGCTTGGCGGACGAGACAGC